CGACTGTACCCCTGTTGTTCCATGTGAGTAAGATGGAATACCTGTTGCTTCATCAGCAAGTTGTCTAAATCTATCAAACATCATTAAGTTTTCATTTGCTGTGTTAGGAAACTTAACTCCGTGTATAGCTTGACCTGGCATACCACTTTGACTTCTAAATATTTTACCAGGAAATACTTTCATATCTTGTCCTGGTACCAACATAGTTTCATCTACATCAAATACTAGATTACCTGCAAGTGCTAAATTATCAATAGCCATTCTTGCATGACCATTCATAATTGTTTGTGAGTCATCCATATTTTCTGGTATACCTACACCAAAAAATTGATAAGGGTTTATTTCATATGGACAAACTAAATAAGGTAATCTTGTAGGAGTAAACGGATTTAATACTAATCTAATTATTTCACCATTACATACCCAACAATTAACTTGGACTTCATCCATATCATCCATATCATCTTCTAATTCTAAACCTGCTTCCATTGCAAGTTGACTATCTAATGTTCCCCAGAACTCTAATATTTCGTATCTATTTTTTTCGTAATCAGTTGTGCTTTCTCTATCTTTTAATGATGATTCATAACCACGAGCTTCATAACTTGGGCCCATATCTAGTGCACTACGAATAGCTTCTTTTCTAAAATATGGTCTATTTATTAAATCACGTATTTGTGTACGTGTATAAACATGACGTTGTATTACATAATCAGCATCATCAACAGTTGTTGCATCTGGGTCTGGATAAAAATCCCAACAGCTTACAGCTTCTATTCTAGGAACTAATTTTTTTCTTGGTGAATAAGTATTTTCTCCAGTAACAGGGTCTTTCTCCCAATTGTGACTAGTTTGTTCGTAGGTAAAAGGGCCTTTTAAAACTCCTGTGCCTAATAGTGCCGCTTCAAATAAAGTATGTTTTAAAACATTAACAGCGTTAGATTCTTCTAGTTGGTCATGAATCATTTTTTCCATGTTACCAGAAGCCTCTTCTGCAGGACTTATTTGTGGTTCGGCTCTACCATCTTTAGCTTCGCCTTCTACAAAATTAACACCTTCATATTTATTTTTTAATCCACCTAAAATATTTATAGATGTAGCACCTGGTTCTAAACTAAAACCATCACCAGGAAATCCATACGGGCTTTCTGGCTGTTCTTGTTTTTTAGAAACGTGTGCATATTCAGCAATACTTTCTGGAATAGGAGTAGGCTCTATTCCTACTGGAAATTTTCCACTAGAAAATAGAACTTCTACTAGTTGTCCGTATGCCGCTAAAACTTTTGTTTTAGTTATTTTAACAAATACTTTTGATTTTTCACTTTCAGTAAAAGCCATATCATTACCATAGACTCCTCTATAATTACGATAAGCTCTTAGCCAACGCTCTTCATCAAACTTACGAGCATCTTCTGCTTCTAAAAATTTAGATTTAATTAAACCTGCTAAACCAGAAACTTTATATTCCTGGTCTTCATTCTTTTCAGAATCATCCAAAGCTAGTATTTGGGCGGATGGTTGTTTAGCCATAATTACTTTGCTTCTTTTGCGTCTGACAATTCACCTTGAGTATATCTTCTTAACATGCCTGCATCTGGTTTTTCTTTTGCAGGTGGTGTATCTGGCACATTAGAAAGCTCTGCTTGAGAATATTTTTTTAACATTCCCGCTTGAGGTTTTTCTTTTGCAGGTGCACCATCAGCTACTTCAGAAAGTTCGCCTTGCATGTATTTTTTCATTTTAATTGGTGTTTCCATCTTTCCTCCTAGTAATCTCTTTCATCTGCCATTCTAAAAACAGCAGGGTCTACTTTGTTTTTCTTTCCTTGTTTAGGAAAGTCGTTTGGTCTTGTTTCATCATTGGCATGAATAGTCATGTCAATTTTCTGTCCTACTGGTGCATCTTTTGAATAATCAGCAGGAAGTTCACCTTGTTTGTATTTTTTCATTACGTCTTCTGGCATTTATTCCTCCAAAATTTTATTTTTAAGATACCCCATTAAATCTGGATTATCTACAAAAACAGTCGTTAAACCATTCGTTATACCATTAACTATGGCTTCTTCTTTTTCTCCTACATCTATATTCCATTGATAAATAATACCATGTATTATTTCATGTAATATAGTATTAGCATGAGAAACACCCTCTTCATCAGAAGTATATCCTATAACACCTTCTTTAGAAAAAAATTGTCCTTGTGCTTCATTTGCACTAGCTACAGTTTGTTTCCATTCTTCTAGCTTATAATTTTTATAACCTATCTTTACAGTGTCTGGTATTTTACTAACACAATCACAATACTTTGATTTAGGCATTAGTATCCAAAAACTCTATCAGAAGGTTTAAACTTTTCTTTTTCTGTATATCTGTTTGCTTCATAACTTTTTGGATGAACAGTTCGACTCATCACCCCATATCGAAGAGCATCATATGCATGGTCTTCCGCATGTGTATCTACATCTTCTGGATTGTTTCTATCTATTGGTAACATTGGTAATGTTCTAATTAGATTTATACAATTAGAAAATACTTTTAGCTTTGGTTGTCCAGTGTTTTCATCTTTCGATAGTAACTTATGTAATTCTAGTTTACCTGCTACTCTACTTCGTGGCGACCTATCTGATGGTCTCCACTTACAACCTTCTCTAATCATTGTTTCTGCAATACTAGGGCCAGCATCCCCTCGTCTTGACCAAGTAGAAGAGTCCAAGATTCCGTACCTAATATATTCACCTTCTTCTCGCTCAAGTACTTGCTTTGCGAAAATGTCTGCCGTAACTCTCTTGGTGTAATACTCTCTGTATACCCAGAAATTGTTATCGAAGTCCACTGCAATCCAGAGAACGCAAGCCGCAGATGAATACCCCCAGTCGCACGTTCTAAATCTGAGCCAACTGCGGGGAATGTTAAAAGGCTCCACAACATGAGTGGGAATACTAAATTCTGGAAAAGCCGAGTTTTCAAATGCACCCCAGTCTCCTTCTAAAAATTGTTTACGTTGTACCTCTGGTAGAGATGACAGCATAATTAGATAATCATCTGTTTGCATTAGATATGGATTATCTTGTAACTTTGCAGGTATAAATCTTCTTGTTATAGACTTATTTCCTGCTATCGTACTTATGTTTACATCAAACGCTGTGTTTGGTTCTGCAGGGTCAACAAACATTTCTTTAACCCATTGTGAACCTACGTTACCTGGATTGCCTGTAGCTCTCATAAACACAGGTATTTCTGGGTCTACACTACGAAGAGAAGAACGTAAAAAATTATATATCTCTGGTGTAGGGTATTGCGGTAATTCATCTATACCTATCCACGTATACGATTGACCTTGGTAACGAAGAACATCAGTTAAGTTTTCTGCGTAACCAAATTCAATTCTAGCTCCAGATGGAAATCGCCATTCTTTTTCTTGCTCTCTCCATTTAGCACCTGGAAATGCTTGACCATATAAACGTTGAGAATGATTAATCATATCTCTAAGTTCTGGCATTGAACGTCTAATTAACAACGCTCTATGACTTCCTTTGTCACAATAACGAAGCGGGTCTATCAACATTGCGTATGATTTACCACCACCTCTTGCACCACCATAAAAGACTTCTCTTTCTGATGCCGCTAAAAACTCTGTTTGTGGCCCTTCGTTTGGTTGAAAGATAATATTATCTTCAACATGTTCTTGTACATTTGGCGGAAGTTGCTCTACTTCATCTTTTGTTAAGACTGCAGATTCTTTTCCTTTTAATGCATTGTCCGTTTTTAGTATCTGTTCTTTTTTCTTTTTAGCGTAATGTAATTCTACTGAGGCTTTCTGTATCTTTTTTTCTTGAGTTTTTAAAACTCTTTTAGCTGATGCCCTAGCTTTACTTTTTACGCTGAGAACTCTGGGAGCTTGTTTGACTCCTCGTTTTCTTCCAAGATTTTTTCTTGGTTTAGGTGGTTCAATGTCTGCCATCTGTTATTAATTATTTTTCTTAATCCTGTGTGTGTTATTGGTCTTTCTGTTTTTTGA